GTAGTGTATATACTAATATTACTGACGCTACTACTATCTCGGCTACATCTACTATTTACATTTTAAAAGAAGCTCCTAACGGATTCTATCAGTTATCATTTGGTGGTAACGGAATTCTTGGTCTTGCGCCTGCGGCTGGTAACACAATTACTGTAGAATATCTTTCTACTCAAGGAGCTGTAGCAAATACTGCAAAAGCATTTTCTGCTCTTGATACTGTGACTGTTCTTGGTTCTGCTCGAACTCTTACTGTTTCAACGACTGCATCTGCGATTGGTGGCGATGAAAAAGAAACGATTGCTTCGATTCGTACTAATGCGCCATTTCAATATGCATCGCAGAATAGAATGGTTACACCCGAAGATTATACTGCTATCATCAATCGAAACTTTTCTACATTGATTAATGATATTATATCGTGGGGTGGTCAAGATAATCCAGAGCCTAAGTTTGGTACTGTATTCTCAGCAATCGATTTTGAAGATGATGTGACTGAAGCTACTCAGACGGCTACTAAAGATGCAATAATAGAACTTGTTAAACAACTTGCTGTGATATCGTTTAATGTAGAGTTTGCAGATCCAGTCGAAACATTTATTGAAACTCAGTTATTCTATCAGATCAATCCTAACTTGACTGCACTTTCTACAAACGCGATTACTACTTCTGTTAAAACAGCAATCGATGCTTATTTTACTGCTAACACTGGTAAGTTTGAAAAATCATTTAGAAGATCTGCGATGTTAACAAAAGTTGATGAAGTCAGTGCTGCTGTACTTTCATCAAGATCTATTATAAGAATGCAACAAAGAATCGTTCCTACGGTCAATACCTTTAATTCAGCTATACTTACATTCCCTTCTGTTATTGCCGCGCCTTCTGCAAAAGCCTCACCAAGCTTTGATGATCAAGTAGTGAGAAGTACTACATTCTTAGTTGATGGAAATCCATGTCGAATTCTAAACGAACAAAGTGCAAATGTGGCCACTAATAAATTACAAGTAGTAGAATCTGGTACTAATACAGTTCTTGTAGATAATATCGGATCATTCAGTACTACAACTGGTGTATTAACTATTACTGCATTCAGACCGACAGGTTTACTTGGAGGAGCTACTGATATTAAAATAGCAGTAATACCTGCAAACCAAAGTGCGATTGCTCCTGAAAGAAATAATATTATTAAGTATGATGCAGGTGCCAGTACTATTACTGCAGTAACAACAGAAGCTGAAAACTAAAGATGGATAAAACTCTTTCAGATATAGGAAGACGCGAACTAGATTTCACTGGGAATCTAATTGCTGAGGCATTACCCGAATGGTTTAGAGAAGATAATCCTAAACTTATTACTCTATTAGAAAAATACTATGATGACTTAGATGCAAGTGGAAACTTCGGTAATCAAATAAAAACCATTCCTACGCTTCGAGATATATCACAGACCGCAAAATCAAATCTTACGTTTATAGAAGATGAACTATTACTCGGTCAAAACTATATTGAAGGTGCATTAGATCAACGTACTGCTGCTGGTTTGTCAAATAACTTTTATAGATCTAAAGGTACTAAGTTTGGTATCGAAAGATTCTTCAAAATGTTCTTTGGTGAAACACCAGATATAGTTTATGGTAAAGATCTTGTATTTAAAGTTGGTAGTACAATAGGTCCAGAAACTGGATTGAGAATTACTGATCCTACAATATATCAGTTTTGGGGAATACTTATTAAACTAGGTATTGCTTCAAATGAATGGTTAGAATTATATAAACTGTTTGCGCATCCTGCAGGTATGTTTGTTGGAGCAGAAGTACAGATAGCAACTAAGAATGCAGATATCAGCTTTGATCTTATGCCTATTAGTGTACCTGAAGCTGCAGGAGATGCACAGTTTGTAGGCCTTGCGAATGCTGCACCAGCTGGTCTTCAAGATCTATCTGGTATTATCGGCGTTACGAAGAAACCATACGATTCAGATGGTTCTACACCAGGTGGATCTTATCGTATCGACTTTAATAGAATATCTGTTACAGACTTTAGCGATTCTGCGAATGCGCCTACAATCGATCTCAGACCACCATTTGTTAATATACTTGATCACGGATTGGTTACTGCTTCGACTACATCTACTCTCGATAAAGGCGGAGTTTTCAATGTTGCAACAGTTGATTCTGATTATGGTTCACTTTCAGTTAATCAGTTCGGAACAATCGGTTATCTCGAGAATACATTCAGCGGACTATTCGATGCTACTAGAATTACTAGTCAGACATTTGATGGCGATTCAGATGCAGTGGTTGGCGGCAACATGAGTATGTCAAATAGCTTAACAACATTCGATGCTGATGAATTTAGTTATTATACAGATTCCGCATAATAAAACGTATAAATAGTTACAACTCATAGGTTAGAAAATGGCAAGACAAACAATAAACACTGGAGCAGCAGCAAACGATAATACTGGTGACACGTTACGTGGGGCTGGTACAAAGATCAATGCTAACTTTTCAGAAATTTATACAATATTAGGTGGAGATAGTATTACTCCTACTACGAATATGCAGTTCGGTAATAACTCAATTGTTGCAGAAGGTACCAGTGCCGATGATCATGAAACTACTTTAACATTTACTAATCCGACAGCAGATAGAACTATTACATTTCCAGATGCGACTGGTACAGTTTTGCTTTCAGGATCTACATTAACATTAACAGCTCCGGTTCTAGCAGGTAGTTCAAGTTCAGCTGGGAGTATTTTATTTAAAGAAGATACTGATAACGGAACAAACTCTGCTACATTGATTGGACCTGCTTCTACTGCAGATGTAACGATCACCCTTCCGGCTGCAACAGATACACTTGTAGGTAAAGCTACAACAGATACACTCACAAATAAAACTCTTACAAGTCCTGTACTTACGACACCTAAATTTGCAGATGCTGGTTTCATAGCAGATGCGAATGGTAACGAAGAACTTGTATTTCAAACTACGGCATCTGCAGTTAACCATGTAGAATTAACAAACGCGGCAACAGGTAATGCTCCGACACTAAATGCTGTCGGTGGAGATACGAATGTATCATTATCATTAGCAGCTAAAGGCACTGGTTCACTTATTGTCAATAGTAAGGTCAGTCTCACGAAAGAGACTGTAACTGGTACAGGTGCAGCATCGGCGTTAGTTCCATTAACAATTTTAAATAACGGTGGAGCAATTGCAATATCACTTATCAATGGTGATACTGATGGACAAATTAAAAAATTTATTAATATAGGAGCCGGAGTTGCAACAATTACTCCAGCAACATTTGCAAACGGAACTACTGTAGCGCTTGCGCAATATGCAGTAGCAGAACTATTATGGACTGGAGCAACTTGGGTACTTTGTAATCAAGCAACTTCTGGTACAGTTCCAGCACTAACCGTAGCATAAACGAGATAATACTTTAAGGAAAGTAAAATGGCAGCAACAATTACAGCAGATATGAGAAGACGATTTATCGATGAATTTAAGAATGATGCAGATTCTGCTTCGGTTAACTACTATATTGGTATATCAAGAAGTGAAGATTGGAATGACTCTGATGTTGCTCCTACTCCAGAAAATAGCGAGAAAGAACAACGTAATTTCAGACACGGTCTTCAGTCTGTAAAAAAAGCATCAGACTATTCATTCGTTATTCCACGAGTTAACTGGACATCCGGTACAACTTATGCTGCATATGATGATTCAGTTGTGGCTCATCCAACTATTCCTTATTATGCGATGACTGCCAATAACGCTGTTTATGTTTGTCTTCGTCAAGGTACAAACTCAGCTGGTGTTGCACAGCCTTCGACTGTTGAACCAACTGGTTCTTCTACAAAAGGTATAATAACATCAGACGGTTATGCATGGAAATTATTATATACGGTTGGAACTTTAGATGCAGCAAAATATAAATCTGCAAACTTTATTCCAGTTAAATTACAAGGTGCAACAGACAGTTCATCTCCTGCGACTGACGTAGAACAACTTGCTGTTCAAACTGCTACAATACCTGGTAGACAAATTGTAGGTATTAGCTTAGATTCGGGTGGCGCAGGTTATTCATCTGGCCCGACTGTTACAATCACAGGTGACGGAGATTTAACTACAAACTCTGGTGCACATGCCAGTGCTACAGTCAGTGGTGGAGCCGTTGTTAAGATTGTAATGAATGACGATAGTTCAGGTGCACCTAATGCAATTGAAATGGGACAAGGATTTAACTTTGCAAGCGTTACATTATCTGGTGGAGGATCTCCTACTAAACCTGCCGTGGCTAGAGTAGTATTCGGACCGAAAGCTGGTTTTGGTGCAGATCCAAGAGATGATCTACGTTCACGCGCAATTATGTTTAATGCGAAACCTGTAGGAACTGAAGATGGTGAATTTATTGTAGGCAACTCGTTCAGACAGATTGGTCTTTTAAGAAATCCATTACAAACAGATTCTGCTTCAGATGGTGTTGCATTTACTTTAAGTGATGGTAACTGTTTACGTAGACTTCAAATGGCTTCAATATCATCAAACTTTACACAAGGTTCTTTAATGACTGGTGGTACATCAGGAGCAAAAGCATATGTAGATAAAACAGATTCAGATGAGATTTACTATCACCAAACAGAAGGAACTGGATTCACACAATTCCAAGAAGCCGAAGCCGTTACAGATGCGGCTGGTGGTGCAGGTAACACTCAAGCGTCTGGTACTGACGGAGATACACTAGCTTATCACGAACCAAAGGTGAATAAGTATAGTGGAGAATTATTGTACGTTGAAAATAGGGCGGCAGTTACAAGAGCCGCAGACCAAACTGAAGATATTAAAGTTATTATCGAAATATAAGGATTTACGATGGCTACTCAACTAATACAAACTACATTTGCTAATACGTATAAAGACGATTATAGCGATAGTGATAACTATTATAAAGTCCTATTTAATAATGGCAGAGCTCTACAACAACGTGAGCTCAATCAAATGCAATCGATTATTAACAATGATGTAAAAACAAATTCAGATTTTATATTTGCGCATGGAGCTGCAGCAGTCGGTGGTTCAACTAACTGTAGAAACAATGCCGCATTTATTAAACTTGATCAAACAACAAATGCTTTACCTACAGATCTTACAACTGTTGAAGGTGTTATATTTACAGAAGCAACTACAAGTATTAAGTTCAGAGTTGATAAGGTAGAAGTAGCTGCAGGTGCAGATCCTGCAGTTTGTTACGTAACATATCTAGATGCAAACAATATTGACGGACTATCAACAGGCGGTATTAAAGCAACTCCTGGTAATAACTTTACTGGTGGAAGTGTTACATTAACAAGCCAAACAACAAACACAACCGGAAATCCTGCGATTGGCGAAGGCACACTCTTTGAAGTGAACGAAGGTAAATTTTATCTTGAAGGTCATTTCGTACATACTGCTAAACAAACGCTTGTTGTTTCTAAATTTAGTTCAACTCCTGATGCAGTAATCGGATTCAAAGTTACTGAAGATATTGTAACAACATCTGATGATGAAGATTTATTTGATAACAGCGGTGCGACTCTTAACTTAGCATCTCCTGGTGCAGATCGATATAGAATCAGACTCACACTGATAGATGAAGCTGATATTTCTGCAGGTGATTATTTTATTAAACTAGCAGAATTAGTTAACGGTGGAATTGCTAAGAGTATCAATAGTAAAGGTGCTGGACCTGCATTAGCAAAGGGACTAAACAACGTTTTAGCTGCACGTACATTTGAAGAAAGTGGTAATTATACAACACAAAGAATGTTGGTTGATTTTATTACTAATGCCGATTCTGCAACAAAATTAAATATTATTGTTGGATCAGGTACAGCATATGTTGCTGGTAATCGTATGAATTATATGAGTAAAAATGAACTTAAAATTGCAAAGCCAAGAACAACTGAAACATTAAATAATAAAGTAACTGCAGCTTCATTTGGTAACTACGTCGTAGTCACTACAATGCTAGGTATTCCAAAAGTACATACATTAGAAAAAATGAATCTACGAGACGCCGTTACTCATGGCGGTAATACAATCGGAACATGTAGAGTTCGAGCCGTAGAAAAAGACGGTACTAATTACAGATTTTATATTTTTGATGTAGCAATGAATGCTGGTAAAAACTTTAGTAAAGTAAGAAGTATTGGTGCTTCAGCTACACAATACGGTGATGTTGAAATACTAGCAACTGGTGTTGCAGAAGGTGCAGGTAATGTTGCACGTATAATAGATCCTACAAATAATAATCTATTCTTTCCTGTTAATAAAGAACGACCATCATCGCTTACAGATATTTCATTAACAACACAGCACAGAGTTACAGGAACACCAGATGGTTCTGGTAATATAACATTAACAGCAGCCTCTCTTATTTCATCAGATCATGTATGGGATAATAAAGATAGTTGGATTGCAACTGCAGATGATGATGGTGTTGTCGATGGTAATATGGTTATTACTTTGGCTGGTGATGCTACAACTGCCGCTATTACTGGATTAACTGCAAGTCAAGCACATACATTTATAGTATATGCTAAGAAAGGTGCTGCAACAGTTAAAGCAAAAACACTTACCTCAATAGCAGCAGCAAATTATACTCCAGCTTCAAATGGAGATATAAATTTAGCCAAGACAGATATTTACGACGTAAGTCTTATTCAAGACGTACGAGGTAATTTTAATGCCGATATATCAGACAGATATATTATTGATAATGGTGCTAGAGATAACTTCTACGATGTTGGTAAATTAATATTAAAAGCCGGAGCAGTTGCTCCTGCAGGAAATGTTAAGGTTGCATTCAGGCATTTCACACATGCGACTAGTGGAGATTTCTTTGCAG